ATACTAATACTTAAAAGGGGGTTCTTCGGAACTCCCCTTTATTAACTTTAACTCTTTCAATATATACTTATGTATCTCGACCCTAACTATAACGTACAAGGCGATTTAGTTGTTAAAACAGACCCTTCAACAAAGGTTGTTAGTGTATCTGAAATTAAGTCACATCTTCGTATTGATACTTCTGATGAAGATACTTTGTTAGGTGTATATATAGATGCTGCAACAGAAATGGCAGAACACTATTGTACAAGGCATTTTATTGAACACGAGTATAAGTTATATTTCAATACGGTAGTGTCACAGGCATCTTTAATATTCCCTGATTGTACCTTATTAACAACAGGTGATGAAAATCCTGTTAAATGGCTTGATTCGGCAGGAGCAGAACAAGAATCTACAGAGGCTTACATTGATGCTCACTCTAATCCTTCTATAGTTTATTTGAGTAGTGATTTCTCTACTCCTACATTAAAATCAAACGCAGCTAACACTTTTTGGTTTGAGTTTAAGACAGGTTTTGGTGATGAACAAAGTGATGTACCACAAGCTATACAACAAGCTATTAAATTGATTGTGGCTGATATGTATTACTTTAGAGAGGACAGGAAACGAAGATTCCCAATGGCATCTGAAATATTACTACAACCTTATAAATGTTTCCATTAAGATATGGCTTTCATTGCAAAAATAAAGGCAGGGGAATTTAACACAAGAATTACCTTTAAGGAGAAAACTTACACTCAGGATGGATTCGGTGGTATTACAAGTGCCGATTCAACAGTAGTCACGGTTTGGGCTAACAAGAATGTTAAGTCGCTTAGAGATATTGAGGAAAAGTTTGAAGGAGAAGAATTACAGTCTTATGGTCGGTTTGTTTATACAGTTAGGTATAGCAGCGAAACTAAGGTAATAAAATCGGATTGGACTCTTGTTGATTCAGGGGATGAATACGAGATTATAGGGTATGTAATAGACCCACGAAAAGAGTTTATTGAGGTTTTTGTAAAACAAGATTTACCAACTGATTCACCTGTTTAGTTATGGCTGCTAAAAATACGAGAATTACCGTTAGGGGAGTTGATGATATTAAGCAAGGTTTAAAAAGACTTGGTTATTCAGCTAAACAATCTCGTACACAAATAAATAAGGCTCTTAGACCTGCAGCAACTAAACTTGTAAAGGGTATGCAACAAGCATATCGAAAAGAGTTTAACACTCATAATAAAAAACGAGATGGTAGAAGAACGCCAACTTGGGAAACGATAGGTATTAAAACAGCTAAACGATCTAAGAACCCTGCTCTATATGTAGGTCCTCTTAAAAAGAGAACAACACCAATCAGGGTCAAGGGTAAGGATAGTTACAATTTAGCTGCTATGCAAATAAAGGGTAACGCAATTCAAGCCCCTAGAAAAAATATATTTGAGGCAACAGCAAAGAAAATGGAACAAACAATTTATTTAAGTGCTGAAAGGGACTTAGATAAGATGTTAAACAAACTTATTAAAAAAGCAGGATTTTAGATATGTTTGCAGTTATAGGTAAAAAAATATTTGACAAATTATGCGGAAGTTATGACTTTAACGTAGCTAATGATTCTACTTTTGGTTCTGAGTTAGTTTATAACGGAACATTTGAATCAGGTATAGGTAATTGGTGGGCATCGCCACAACCCCCAAGGGGTCTTTCTTGGGACGAGTCAAACGAGAGAATGTTTGTTTCTACACAGGGAACTTATGCAGGAGCAGCATACTGCGTAATTGATTTATCAGCAGGTTCAACATACGCTATTGAATACACTTATGATTCAGCATACGAAACAAGTGTAGATATAGGCTCTAATTACAATACAAACAACATATATGAAGGTGTGAAGAACGTAGCAGGTACGGGTACATCAAACTTTTGCTTTACACCTGATGCATCGGGTTCTATGTTTTTAACTTTTAATAATTGGGCAACAACTTACGGAAGTGGGGGTTATATTGAAAGCATAACTGTAAAAAAAATATCAGGACTTAAAGTTTCCCCTGTAATTATACCACAAGGAACAGCTTATCCTGCAACGACATTTGAAATAGCAAATGTAGATAATTTTATAACAAAGAGTAGTTCACTAGCATCGTGTGATGTGTCTTTACGCATCGCTTGTTTCGCAGATGACTACAATACAACATACAACCAATCTAAGGCAATCGTAGAGGCTTTAGATTATTATTCGGTAACATATACCGAGGGTGGTGTTTCTTATACAGCAAAGTTTAGGTTTGTAAGCCTAGATGATGATTACTATAAGTTACCCGAAAAGTTCTACAAAAACTTAATTTTTAACTGTTTAATAACTAAAAACTAAAAATAATGGCAATTTTAAATGCAACAGAGGTAACTCTAAGCGTAGATGGTGGTGCAGTATCACATTGTACTTCTGCATCTTTGAACGTAAATATTGAACTTAGAGATGCAACCACTAAAGATTCAGGTGGATGGTCAGATTCTCTTGGGGGATTAAAGTCTTGGGAAATGAGTGGTGATGCTTTCGTAGATTTATCAGCAGCAGGTAAGGGTGTTTCAGATATGTTTGATTTACTTATCGCAGGAGCAGCGGTAACTTGTATATTTAACGTAGATTCTGAAACCTATACAGGTACAGCTTTCGTAACAAGCGTATCTATAGATGGTGGTGTAGAAGAAAACGCTACATACTCCGTTTCTTTGACAGGTTCAGACAGTTTGGTAAGAGCATAGTAATCTAACTTAAATTTAAAAGGTAATGAATAAGGTAGAAATTGGTGGTAAAGAAAGACCTGTAAGGTTTTCGTATTTATGTATTAAAGAAGTTTGTAAAAAGAGTGGTTTAAAACTAAGCGAATTACATAAACTAGGTACAGAAATAGACCACGTAGGGATTATTGCGTTCTTTGGGCTAAAGTACGGTGCAAAAAAAATCGGTGAACCATTCGACTATAAAATTAAAGATATAGAAGAGTGGTTAGACAATGAAGATTTCTCTAAGATTAATGAGATTTTTGAGGCTTTCCAACTAGACCAACCTTCTAGCGAGGGAAAGTAGTAGAGGGAGAGGAACAAGAAAAAGTAGAGGAATTTAATTGGGACAAACTTGAAAAAATTGGATTAGGAATGTTGGGGCTATCGTTTGATAATTTATACGATATGACCCCACGCTCCTTCCAAAACAAGTTAATTGGCTTTAGAGAGTATAGTGAACGACAAACGCAAAATACTTGGGAACAAACTAGGTTGATTATACACTCTTGCCTATCACCACACTCTAAAAAGGCTTTAAAACTCAAAGAGTTGTTACCTTTCCCTTGGGATAAAAAGACTGAAAAATTAATAGCCTCAAAAGAAGAAATTGCCGAGGTTGTTAAAAGACACCAAGAGATACTAAAAAAATTAAATAAATAATGGGTGGATTAAAGACTATTTCGATAATTGTTGCTGCCAATATCAAAGGCTTAGAGTCAGGTCTTGGTAAAGCAAACAAATCACTATCTAAATTCGCATCATCATCAGCTAGGTTAGGTTCGATGATGTCATTTGGTGTCACAGCCCCACTAGCTGCAATGGGTAAAGCAGCTTTTGATACGTTCTCTCAGTTTGAGGATGGTATGACTAGGGTTAGAACCGTTACAGGGGCATCTGTGGGCGAGATTAAGATGCTTACAGAGGAAGCTAAACGGTTAGGTGCAACAACTCAATTTACAGCATCACAGGTAGCTAATTTACAATTAGTTTTAGGTCGAAAAGGTTTTGACCCTACAGCTATTAAAAATATGGAGCAATCCATATTAGACTTAGCTCTTGCTACAGGTGAAGATTTAAACCTTGCAGCAGAAACCGTATCAACTTCAATTAACGCTTTTCAATTAGAATCTGGCGATGCAGCAAGAGTAGCGAATACACTTGCATCAGCAGCAGCAAATTCATCAATACAACTTAGCACCTTCTCAACTGCATTCGGTCACGCAGGGGCTTCTGCAAACGCTGTAGGAGTAGATTTAGAGGAACTATCAGCAATGATGGGTGTCTTGATGGATAACGGTATTAAGGCTTCTAAAGCAGGTACAGGACTTCGTAAGATATTTATGAAGTTAGCTAAAGATGGTACTGACTTCACAAAAGTATTAGATTTAGCCACTCAGGGAGAAATAGGTCTGCAAAGGGCTATGAAGTTAGCAGGTGTAACATCGGCTAACCAATTACTTATATTGGCTAAAAACAAAAAGAAAGTAGCCGAGTTAACAGAGGAATACAAGAACAATACAGGTCGTTTAAAAGAAATGACTGACTTAATGGGTAAAACCAATAAGGCTAAGATTAAAAAGATGGAATCTGCCATCGAAGGGTTAAAGATAGAGTTTGGTGCTTTAATTGCTGACGCTATAGAACCATTAATTACTTGGGTTACTGATTTAGCACGAGAGTTTTCAGCTTTAGATGATTCCACTAAAGATATGATAATTTCGGTTGGTTTTATTGCAGGTGTAATCGGTCCTGCTGTACTTGCTTTAGGTGCTTTATTATCATTATGTAATCCAATATCACTAGGGCTTATAGCTGTAGCAGGGGGGATAGCAGCATTAACAGGGGTATCAAAAGATTCTACATCACAAATAGAAGAAGAAAATACTGCTTTAAACAACCTAGCTGAAAGGGCTATGTCTTTAAATGAAGTCGAAGAAGATAGGCTAAAGTTAATTAAAGAATTACAAACAGAATATCCTGACTTTTTAGGTAACTTAGATGCAGAGGCAGTATCTAATGATGATATAAAAAAGGCTTTAGATGGGGCTAACGACTCATTCTTAGATAAACTAAGGCTACAAGCTGAGTCAGAGCGTCTTCAAGACTTAATGAATAAGAGGGCTTCGGAAGGAGAGAAATTAATTAAAGAAGAAAATAAAGCACTTGAACTCGCTAGGGGCATATCAAAGAAGCACAACAAAGAGTTAGATAATAGTTTATCTGCAGAGGAAAAATTAAACAAACTTAAAAGTGATAGGATTCTGTTGTATAGGCACGAATCTATAAAGACAGGTGCAGTTACAGAAACGCATAAATTATACAATAAAGAGCTTTCTAATTTTGATAGCACTCAGTTAGACTTAACAAGTGCTTCGCTACAGACTCAACAAGCAGCATTCGATGAATCAGCTAAAGCTGTTGAAGAATATTTAGCAGTCTTAAAGGAAATGGGTTCTACTACAGGTCAAGTAGCCACCCCTAAAGTTGACCCTGTTGACCCATCCTCTACTCAATTACCCGAAATTACGCTTACACCTAGTGCTTGGGATAACTTTAGCGAGGGCTTACAAAAATGGAGTGGGAAATTGGCAGATTTCGTAGAAGAATACGGTGCAGCTTTCTCAATGATGGGAGATATTTCATCTCAGTTTATGGCTAACAGACAGATAGAGAATGAGAATTGGTACGCAAACGAAAAGAAATTAATTGATAATTCCCAAAAATCTGAGGAAGAAAAAGCAGAGGATATACTAGCCCTTGATAAAGAGATGGCTGAGAAAACAGCAGCATTAAAAAAGAAACAAGCTAAAGCAGACAAGAGGGCAGCGATGTTTAACGCAGCAATCAACACAGCAGTAGCAGTAACTCAGGTAGTAGCAAATCCAATCTTAGCAGCTATTGTTGCAGCTTTAGGGGCTGTTCAAGTAGCAGCCATAGCATCACAACCAATACCTGCCTTTGCCGATGGTGGTGAGCCACCTTTGGGTCAGGTAAGTTTAGTTGGTGAGCGAGGACCTGAATTGTTTGTACCTAAGTCACGAGGAACAATCATCCCTAACGAAATGTTGGGTGGATTCGGTGGTAATCAAAATATGAGGGTACAAGTTTATGGTACATTGGATGCAGAGGGCATTCAAATCGCTACGGTACAGGGTAACGAGATAGCAAAGCAAAAGGGTAATCCTGTATTATAACAGGCTTAAAAATAAAGGAAAATGGGTTTAAGGTTTAGTTCAGAGTTTAAGACTATAAAACAAGATTACTATAAGGTAGAAATACACGATGCTGATACTGCCTCTTATGGTCCTGATATATTTGTAAACGGTAATTTTAACGGTGTTACGGGGACTGTTCCTGCAGTCACTCCTTTATCTATAGGTGATGAATTTGGTGGTGGTTTTGTTTTTCACATAGCAAGTGATGGTGAAGTCTTTGTGTGTGCTGCCGATGACCTAGCAGGTACTAGAGAGTGGGGCTGTATAGGAACGAGTATATCAGCATCGGAAGGTACAGTTATCGGATCAGGTGCAACCAATACAGCAGCCATAGCATCGTCTTGTTCAGAAAATACTTTTGCTGCCAAATCAGCTAGTGACAGCACAGCAGGTCAGTTTTCCGATTGGTTTTTACCATCATCAGGTGAGATGGCAGCAATGTATGATGCTAAATCCACATTAGAAGCACAAGCAGGGTTTACGGACTTTGAGATTGCTGCTTACTATTGGAGTTCTACGCAAAGTTCAATAAACCCCACAACACGAGCCGTTAGGTGTTCCTTCTTCTCTGAAACTCAATACGATATTAATAAAGACCAGCATTGTAGGGTTCGGTTAGTTCGTTCATTTATACCATTCGGTCCTTTCATTACTTATGGGACTCCTACAAACGCAACTATTTCCCAACAATCACAACTTCCATCTTTAAATGCGTATTGTAAACTACAAATTACTTCTAATAATTCAGACGAGGGTGTTAGGTTTGACTTCCCTGCCACCGCATTTAAAGTTTACGAATTAGAATTTGGTAGTTATGGTGATGGTGGAAATATATATATCTCAGGAACAATTTCGGGGTCTGTAAAATCGGCAAATGGTCTTAATGGCGAATCAAAAATTGTTTTTCAGTCTATTAACACAGAAACTATATCGGTACATTTTAGGGCTAATAATAATTCGGCATCGGGTGGAACGACTTTCTATAAAAATATTAGAATTAGAGAGCGTAATGTTAAGGTTGAAAATTTCACATTAAGAGGTAAGGATGGGTTCAAACTATCTTATTCGGGTTCAGACACCACTTACGACTTAATAAAACCATCCACCTTAAACTTTACGGTTAACGTAGATAGTTCAGATTTAGAGCAACTTGCAAAAGATATAGCTAGTAGTTCCCCTGAAAGATTTACGATTAGGGTTTATAGGGCAGATATTTCTGATGACCAATACCCATCGGTAGATGTAAGTGATATAAGAGCATTTTATGAATTATATTGGGTAGGCTACATTAACAAAAGGGTTATGTCTATTAAAGATATGCCATACCCTTTCGACTTAAACATAGCAGCAACAGATGGGATATTAAACTTAAAAGGTCTTGACTATAAGCAGTCTGATGGTAGCACAATGACACAAAGAAAGACTGTGTTAGATATGTTATCTGATATTGCCACAAAACTAGACACCTCAAACGCTTTCGACCTTAAATATGACCAAGCCTTAATGACAAGGGTTAATTGGTATGAAGATAATATGTCCGCAACAAGCATCGACCCTTGTTCTCAGACTTGGCTTTATGTTGACCAATTTACTACTATCAATAGTGATGGTGTGATAAAATACTCGTCATACTACGATGTTTTGGAATCTATCTGTAGGCTGTTTCAGTCTAGGTTTTTATTCTCAGATGGGCGATACACATTTATTCAATTTGAAAATTTAACAGAAGATACTATAGACCCATTTATTTATAATAAAGAGGGTTTAACAGCAGTATCTTTCCCAAGCACCTCACCTTCTATAGAGGTAAATCAAGTTTGGGGTGAAGCGGAGATGTCTGCAACATCTAGGACCGTTGATGATGCTAGGTCTGGATTCTTCCAAAGAACAAAAACATTTGGTAATAAAATAACTAATGTACAAATACCCTTTCAGGCATCCGTTAATAAGGGTAATTTATTAGACTCAAACACAGCACTACCTGTTTACGGTAGTAAGCACAATCCAGATGTCCCCTTTTCTCTTTTAGGTCCTGATTTATTTGGTGCTTGGGAATCTGATGACGATATTAATTTTGAGTTTACACTTAAAATATCGGTTTTTTCTATTAATAATAACGAAACACCATCAACACCCGACCCTTTTAACGACTTAAATGGGAGATTTTACTTACCTATATTTTTAAAAGCCCAATCATCCGTATCGGGGGATTCAAGGTGGTGGAAACCATCTGCCGATTTAACTTCTACAAATTCCTTTTCAGAAGAAGGTTCGTGGGTTGATGATTCAGGAACTTATCTTGATAGGGCGATTATAGTAAAGTCAAGCAACATACATATTCACGAATCAGTTCCGTGGGGGACTAATACTCAGGAGATTTATGTTACCTTCACTACTACGGTAGCTGATTATACTGACTTTGATAGTTTACATTTGTACTTTGACAATCAAAACCGATGG